CCTTCCGGCTTTGTTGACCTGTTTGCCTGCCATTTTTCCGACTATATTAGCTTGTTTGCCTGCAGCTTTTCCGGCTTTGCTGATCTGTTTGCCAGCCATTTTTCCGACTATATTGGCTTGTTTTCCTGCAGCTTTTCTAATGCGATTAGCCTCATCTAATAGTCCTTCGGCTTTCTTTTTCCCATTTGGTACACCATTCGTGAATCCCCATTTTCCGCCATGGGCTATGTAGTTCTCTTTCAAGTACTCATCATATGTCATCCTGTTACTCCTTCCGTTATTGTTTATCTTATTTTTTGGACAAAAGTTTTCATTTAGAGTCTTTCTACATGAACATATCTTTATTCAGCTTAAACGCTACCCAGGCATCTAACATTGCTGAAACAGCATCTATTTTCTGTTCGTATCTCTTTTTATAAAGTTTTCGGTTTCGGTTGGAATCAACTTCTACCACACAATTACCCATTGTAAAAGACATTAGATGTTCATCAAATAAAAGCATTCTTTCTTCGGCCATAGTTTTAAGCTCTCCAAGAGGGACTGTTTCCGTCTTCATGCCCTGGATTACTTTTTCTACAGCATACTTGCCGTTTTCTAATTCCCATCGTGTCATGAATTCCGAAGCATTATATGGATCGTAGCCGACACTTCTAACATCATACATTCTTTCCATTATGTGTCTCTCTAAATCATCATATACATGCATCATGTCTAGTACACTTTCGTCCATAACTACTAGGCTTCCTTCTTGTATAAACTGAGTGTATCTATATTGCATGGCTTCTGGTAGTCGTCTATAGGTTAGTTCTGTAATATAATTTCTGGTCTTAATTCCAAAGTTTCCACTTACCAAAGGAAACACAAATGTAAAAGCACAGAAGTCATCTCCTCTAGACAAATCGATACCCATTGAGCATGGCATCCTATCATAGCTTCTTTTCTTATGAACGAGTATGTCATCATAAGCAAAGAAATACGTAAATCCAGATAGCGGTATTCCAAATCGTTTTGCCATGATATCATTTTTAGCGGCAGGGGCTTTTTCTGCTCTTTCTACATCCTGCTGATAAACAGAGTAGTCTACAGTTATTCCTATATTTGGATTAGCCTTAAGCCATAATTCCGGATAGTTAACCTCTGATATATCGTCCAACTTATAATAGAATATGGACACATGAGGAGCATAATACTCGCCCTTTAATATCTTAGCTAATTCCATTTTAATTGTATCCCCACAACCATCACGTATTGTTCCTTCTGATGACGTGGCGATTATTAAATAGTCGTCTAGCTTTGAGGCACCCTGTTCTATGGCTCCTATTGGATCTTCTCTTAGGTCTCCTGATAACCATTCATCTACGGTGGCTCTTTTTACGCGTAGCCCCTGTAGTTTAGGTATGGTCATAGGTCTAACTTCTAAGAGACTTGCGGTTAGGAAATTCTCAATGCCTTTTTTTGTTGCCGACAATTTAGTTCGATTTGACTTTGGACCAGTGGTATTTTGCAAAGAACCCATTGTTAGGAACTTTAGCAGGGGCCCTCTTGCTCTGGTTATAGCTGTCCGCAAAGGAGACATAACTTCTTCCGCTTGTTTCATTGTAGGGGCAGTTGTAATCTGATGTGTTGTAGACGTGTCAATTATCAAGCTGTACCCGTGATGAAATGAATCATACAGAGATTTTGCAGCGCCTCGTCCAACAATTAGATATTGCTTTTTTGTAAGTCGTTTTTTTATAACCTTAGTTACGTATTGCCCACCGCGTCTATCTCGGTATGGTTCATATACTTTCTTCTCTTCGAAGTAGTACCAACAATAAACTTGTTCTGCCCATAACTTAAAGCTTTCTAACATGTGAACATCGGAGCCATCGGTTAAGGTTAATTCATCTTCACAAAAAGCTATCCAACCATCAGTAGTGTCGTTATCACAATAATATTTTGGGTCTAACACTAAAGAATCGATGCGATTCATTTCCATTGATATCTCTTTATTTACTGGAATCTCGCCGGTCATTACGGCGTTTCTAAATTTGGCATAGTATTTTGGTACGGCCGTATTTGATAACGCCATTGTAATCACCTACTTCTTTTTGTTATTTGCAAAAACGACTTCGCTTCCTAGGAGCTTATTTATTGCTTTTGCCATCGCTGCTGACGTAAGTTGTTCTGCCATTTTTTCTCCCGCTTTAGAAATGGTGTTTGCTGCAAATTGCTTCGAGTCAAAATATTTCTTTTTTACTGGTGGAGCGGGTAATTGATCTATCAAGGCCTTCTCAAGCCTTCGTCTTTCAATTAGCTCTGATATATCTTTGTTGTCCATTTTTTTAATTTTTGCTATATCTCTTTTTCGTTTGGCTGCTTCTATAGCGAGTAGTTCTCGTTTAGACATTTTTGTTTTGTCAACTTTTCTTTTGGAACTACTACTAGATCCTTTACGTTTGCCCCATCGCATTCCTACTTTTCCGTATTGGATTAATAGATCTTGTTCTTCTACATACATTGCTGCACCTCCTTACTCTCTTTTTAAAGGTACTTAATACCTATGTCAATTCTAGAAAACGGCTGGCTCCGTAATACGCTCTTTTTCGATTTGTCTAACAACTACATCAATTCTAAATTCTAACCTAGAAATAGAGTTATTGATTACCGTAACTAGAGTTTGGTTTGCAGGAGGATCAAACAAAAGCTTTACCTGAAGATACACATACTCCTCTATCATGGCTAATCTTTTATCGGTGTATATTGAATCCCAGGTTTCTTCAGGTCCAGTTATAATAAAACCTCTCTCTGGTCCAACACCAAGCTGATAGGTTAACATAGATAATTCAGAGTTGATGTGTCCTATTAGCTCGGCATCAAAGGAAGTATCTTCTGGATCTGTAAAATATTTTTTAATACCTTCTAGTATACTTCCTCCAATTCCAATTGCTATCATATTTATGCCTCTACTTTTTCCAAGAAGTTGCTCATACAATATCCTTCAAGGCCAGTGGCCGTAGATACTTTTGTCCAGTCTCCAGCATCTCCAAGTTTTTGAAGCGAGGAGCCTTGCTCTGCTACAGCTATCGGGTTAGAGGATTTATATGGTTCCTCTCGTACATTTAATGCCTCACATGTAACTCTAACATATTCAGGTTCTTGAGTTGCCTCTGGTTCGTCTGTCAATTCTGGTAAAGGGATTACTTGTACTGTAACTAGAGCGGGTTCAACTGGTACCAAGGGTTGGTCTGTAGTAAGGTCTTTTTCATTTTTAAATTCTGGTCTCATTTTTAAATCCTCCTTAAAGTTTGTTTTTCCATGGACAGGTGTCAAATGGAGTTCTTTCCACAATTGGGTCCGAGTATAGAGGTTTGCCTCCATAGTGTAACGGCTTGTGTGTTTTGTTAGCATCGGTGGTTATTAGATTATCTAAATCATATAAGCATGGATTCCCATTTAGTATATCATCAATGGTTATGGGATTCATGTGATGCACATTTATAGTACCACTTATTTCATACCCGGAAACGCCTAAATCGCATCCCTTATCTCTTATGATTACTTGTTCTGCTACCTCCCTCCATAAAGGGTTTCCATAAAGATATTGATTAAGATATCTATACCCTCCGAAGGTTCTGTCTCCAATTCTAGCAGTCTCTCTTAAGTACATGAATCGTTCTTCATATGTGGGTAGAGTCATAAGCTCACTGTAGGTTTTCATTTAGGATTCACCGCCGGCATATTTTCTAAAGGCTTTCAAGGCCTCTTCGAGTATAACCTTTGTATCACCCTGTTCTTTTATAGATTTTGTTTGTGCTTGTAAAAGGGATTTTTTTTCTTCTAGTATCTGTAGTTCTAGTTCGGATTTTCTTGTTCCGAGATCTAGAAAGAAACTTATTACCTGTGCTTTGGCTGTTCCATCTCGTAACTGCTTCTTTGCTAAATTCATAGCTAGTGCTTGAGCCTCAGCGATGGAGTCTTCTGGACCCATAGTTGGTCGCAATAAGCTTATGTCCACTTTCTCTTTCTTTGCCAATTGTTATCATCTCCTTACTACCACTTCTCCTGGACTATTATCAACAGTCTGACCACTTCTATAACCCTTAAAAGGAGTGTAAAAAGGGTTATAGATTACAGAACGAAACTATAGGAGGGTTTCGATACGAATTATCTTATGTGATTGATACACAGCCAGACTGTTCGTAGCAATCCAGGAAAAGTTATTTTTTGTACTCCCCCCGGAGCTTTTTTTAGGAGGGCAGCGATTTGAGGTGGGGGGTATAATTTGACCCCGCCCCCCTATTACTTATTTTTTGGGTTATATAACTTAACATATACCTTAAAAATATCGTTACTAATAATATCATCAATAGCTTCTTCGACGATTGAATCATTCTCTTCGTCTGTGAATTGATCAGAAGTGTAAGCAAGCATTGCTAAACGTTCACAACAACCTTGAGTCATTCCCAATTCTGCAATTGGCTTTGAACTTAGTACGTCATATGAATACCACTTCTTAAAATCGTCGAATGGTGAATACGGATTGTCAATAGTTGATAATGAAACCTTAGACATCTTACTTACCTCCTTTCTCTACAGTTGGGGCCTGGTCTGTGGTTAAGTCTCGTATCACGGAGACGGGGACGTCAAAGCGCTTTGCTACCTCAGCATTTGTGTAGCCTAGACTAAGCATGTGCTCTATACGTGTCCTCTGTGTACCAGACAGTGTTGCCTTAGTCTTCTGAGGCATAGCTAACGACATGAGCGTATCTTTGTCTACATTGTTCAGTAGCTTCCTAAGCATAGTAGGACTTATAGCTCCTTCTTGTATGGCTTGCCACTCTCTATCATTGAGTCGTACAGCATCCTTGTGCGCTCCATATAAAGCCCTAGATCTCTCTAACTCTTGTTGACCTATCTTACGCTTCATCTCTGAGTCGTCTTTAAGCATAGGGTTGTCCTGTATGGCGGCCTTTAACTTAGCATTAGCTGCAGTTTGGGCCATTCTCTCTCTAGGCTTATTGGACTCTGCAATAAATAATTTCTTTTCTAGATCTTTAACTTCTTTAAAGTACTTCTCATGGGCCTCTTTATTTTGCTTAATTTCTGGAGTTTGTATTAAGGTAGCCCTTGCTTGATTGGCAAGACCCTTCACAGTATTAGCATAGTTGGCATAGAGCTCCTCTTTTGGATGCCCGGAGGATAGTAGGCGGGCGTCTTTTACTTCTTGCATTTTTGTAGAATTTTGTGTACGTAATATTGATTTTCCAGTTTTTGGATCTATTCTGTGTATATCATCTACATTTTTCCAAACTAAAGTTCCGTCTTCTTTTATTTTTGGACTTCCTTGTCTTTTTATAATTACTTCTGGCGATTTTGCTCTTGACATTAGGGTTGCTGCTCCTGTAGAATAGTTACCATTATCATTTATTCTACCTTGGTATTTATCTTTTAGACTTGAAATTTTATTGTCTTCAAAGCTTTGTTTGTAATTTAAGCCATGCTTCTCAGCGTCTATTACCACCATTGAATGCCTAACTGCTCTGGCTAATTCGCTTTCTGTGGCCCCTTTTAGTGTCATGTCAGTAATTAAATTAGATACTTTTCCCATTTCTGTTTCCGTGTTAGTCATAAGCTTCATGCCTTTTTTAGGTGGGTACTCCATCTGTGGATCAAATCCTTCTAGACCTTCAAGTGGTTTTTTTGATATAATATTTACTTTTCCTCTTATTGGAATTGTCAATACCGCATCGCCATCGAAGTCTGCCCCGGATAATCTATCCGCAACATTCTTATTAATCCCTACAGCATCTTTAGCATTAGGTGTTATTATTTTTATTGCTTCTTTGTTTTTGTTATTAACGGTTAGTATTGGGAGTTCAAAAGGTCCAGCATGGGGAAATCGTATTAAGGCCAGCTTAGTTCCATCTTCATAGTTTGGAGCATATACTTCAGAATCTTTTAGTGATTTTACAGGTAATATTACGTGATACTTTTGTCCTGGTAATGCAGCCCCTTTTAAGTCTTCAGCATCTTTATCACATGATTTAGAAAAATCTAACAGCATCTTTTTTTTTACAGTAGGATTTGTTATTTGCATAATGTCTTCATACTGCTGCTGCCTTCTATCCGACGCTTGAGTTAACTGTGATTTTATAAGGGACTTGTTTTGCTTTGCTAAGAATTGGGATGGAAGTTTATCTCTCCATTCGGCCCAATCTCCTTCATCCGCTCTTTTATTAATCAATGATAATTGTTTTTTTCCTTTATCATCAATATAATAACTCTGGCCATTCTTTTTTATAGCTGAGCCAAAAGGATTGTTTGGATCTTCTAAGTGTATCGGTTTTAATACTTTAGCAGTTGGTGTTCCCGAAGGTTTATTAGTATTAAAGATTACATCTACTCCGTCAGGCATCTTATCTCCATACACGGCCATGCCTTTAAGATATTTATTACCGTCCACTAGTATTCTAACCTGAGCATAGTGAGCATTACCTAAATCTAAATCTTTTGCTCCTCTACGTACTTCTACAACACCATCTTTATCTAGTCCGCCTTTTTCTCTATATCGTATAGCTAATCTCTTGGAATTCATTGAAGCTGGGTATTTAAGAGTATCAAATGTATCTCCATTATCGTGAGATATATAATCTCTTAATGAACTTACATTTTTTAGATCAAATATTTCGGCATGTTCTGTTCCCGGTTTACAGGCATATCTAGCATTGGTTTGTTTTCCATGACCATTAATCTGCTTAACGCCACCACCATATATCTCATAACCTTCCATCTGCATAATATATAAAGCTTGATCTAATTTTGTAGCGGATATATTTAATTCTAATTCTACACCTTTGCCTACATCTACTATTCCTTTTTCATCTACTCGTTCTTTTATGAAATTGGCAGCATTCTTAGCAACAGCCATTCGTTCTTCTGATTTTTCATTTAGCAAAGATCTTATCGACGAATCATTTTTAAATCCCATTTCTTCAGCTACTCTAGATAGTGACATTCCGCTATCTCTTAATGCTTTTGCTTTAGCTACTTGTACTGTTCTGCGTTCTTCTCCAGCTAATGCTACTTGTGTTCTAAGCATTCCGGTTGACATACCTAGCATGTCCGCCATAGCTTTCTCGCTGTGACCTTCTTTTTTTAAAGACTCTACTCTACTAAGAAAGTCTCCACTATGCTGATATGGTTCTCCACCAGAGCCCCAAGGGTATCTACCAGATCTTTTTTTTACACCATAATGTTGCAAGACAGGTTCTGAATAATCATCTTCATACATTAAATGAATCCTCCTTTATCTATTTGTGACAGGGTCTCTTCATGATTCATTATTATGTCTGTTATTTCGGCAATTTCTTCTGGTAATGGAACATATTTTATAACTTTATCTATTTGATATATTTTTAGTATTGTACGTATTCTATTTGGATCTATAGCATACTCTAAACAAAACAAGGCTGCATATATAAGTAGTTGTTCAAAATCTTTTTTTTTCTCTTCATAAACATTTACAGTACCGGATTTATAATCACTTATTCGTAATGTATTACCGTCAAAACCAATAGCATCCGCCGTACCGAAAATAGAATCTGAGTACTGTAATGGCTGTTCTGGTTTTAAGCCGTTGGCTATTGCGTCGTTTATATATAATCCTAAGGCGTCCTTATCTGGTTGAATTCGACCAAGCTTTATAGATTCACAAGCCCACTCATGTAATCTGGTTCCTCTCTTCTTTGCTTCAGAATTAATTTTAAACTGTAATAGTTTTTCTCTATCATATCTTAGCCATGAAGAAGAACTCGGACTTAAAAGGGCATGTCTACCACGTAACTCATTATGATAATTAAAATTAAAAACCATGATTACTCCTCCGACATGAACAATAGTAGGTCTCTTAGAACCTGTTCTTCATTTTCTGGATATATTGCTCTAGAGAAAGACATCCTATTCATTAGATCTATATAATATGGTTGGTTCGGTCTGAATGGAGCACTAGAATCTTTTTTACCTTCTAGGGTTGCCCATTTGTTTTTATATAATATTAGTATATCCGGTATTCCTTGAATCTCGCTTGGGTCCATATGCACTATTATACTCGAGGGATAAAGGGTATATAGCTTTTGTATTAACTGTTGTTTGTACTCGCTTTCTAACATAATTTTCCTCCTTAAATTTTGCTAAAAATATAGAGGCTGTGTGATTTAGCAATCCCCACAGTTACAGCGTTGTTGACGCCTTTCCTCTCATAAAAGACTCTGTAATTTTCGCGTGGTTAAAAAGAAGAGGGGTTGTTATTCCCCTGCTCCTTTCTGTTTAACTTTAGCTATATAAGCTATTCCCATCTCATTATACTTTGTGCCTAATCTTCCATGTTTTATACATTTTTTAAAAGCTTTTCTTTCTTTCGTTGTCATCTCAGGACCGTTTGTTGGTTTCCGCCATACTAGTTCATACGCCATAAATTTTTCAAAATGTCTGTCTGACTTTTTTAGTAAATGCTCTAATAAATATTTTTCACATCTCCACACTAATTTTTTCATAATAATTTCCTCCTATAAATTTAGTGATTAAAAAGAATAGTCTTTGTAAGCTCTATTCTCATCTTTTTATAAAAACTTATCATCTAAAAACTCTTGGATTAATGATATAAGGCATAATCCAAATCCTATTACTAATAGCACTCCACTATCGAAGAACATACTCATTAATATAACAACTATAGAAATGGCAGACATTAGTTTCATATTCAACGTGTCCTCCCTTGAAATATATGAAATACAAAACCCTCTTTATTGATGACTGTACCTATAAATTTATTTGAATCATCATAAACATGTGCTCCAGTTGGATATACCAATATTTCTGTTCTTTTTATATTATCTTGGCTTGCTACTTCACTTTGATGATATATAGATATTGGGTGAGATTCTTTTATCCATATGACAATGGTATCTTCCTGTATACCTACGGATAATATTTCAAAATCACTAATTGTACTAAATACTATAGACTCAAAGCCTGTTTCTAATAGTCTTTCTGCGGTACACACCTTATATTTATGAATTACAAAACTCATATTAAAATCCTCCTTTTTTATGTCTGGCCCAGAAACCCACTTTTTTTTGCTAACTCTTATATATATTATTTATTAATTAATTATTAAGTAATAAGAAATAAGTGGGCCAAGTGGGCCAAAGTGCCGCAAACCCGCTGATATCAAGGGTTTCAGCCGTTTTTTGTGTAAAAATAAGTGGGCCAAAAGTGGGCCAAAAGTGGGCCAAACCAACTTTTACAAGATTTCTCCCTGAATTATCAACAGTTTTCTCCATCAAAAATTGGTCCAGCCCAGAAATAAGTGGGCCAAAAAATACTATTTTACAGTATTATCTAACCCCTCTAGTATAACATCGCCCTCAATATTTGTTAAGCTCTTAAAATATTCACTGTGAAAAAAGATACGTAAACCCCGCAAAGAGGCATCATATTGATTTTCATATTTAGGAACGGTCCCTCTTTTAATCTTATTCAAAGTATGCTTATATTCCAATGCGGCCTGTATAATTATAGCATTTGCCAAATTCTCATAAGGACTATTCTCATTCTCAACAACTTCTCCTCTAATCATGCCGTACCTCCCTAATACCAAAATAACCATACAATAATTGCTAATAGCAAACTGCCCCATATTGGAGAAAGTACCCATAACCAGGACCATGTAATAACCTTTAAGAGTTTAAGAACGATAAAAACTACAGCCAACAACTCAATCCAAGTAATTGATGATGAATCATTCATTTTAACAACTCCTCCTGCATATCTACGGTGTAAATACATAAAGTATTAGTTAATAAGTTAAACGCTATAGAAATGGCATCGGCCTTATATCTCTTAAATATTCGTTGTATACAATGTTTTACTATTTTATTTTTTACTTCAATGGGATACATTATACCTGTTGTAACAATTCGCCAACAAGAATACTTTCCAGGGTGTTTATAGTATAACCTTTGGAAGTAAATCATATCACCATCTAGATCGTAACCGCTCGGATGATTCCTAATGTGTCTTAAAATAAACATCCGCTCAATTCTGGTAGTTCCATCACGCATACCTATAAGTATATGCCAAACATCTTTAATAAAGTGTCTAAACTGTTTTAGTGTCTCCATATTAATTATCCTTAGAATCATCGGTATTAGAATTCACAGTAGATATGCAGCACATAATATTCCATACAAAAGCTCTATCATGGGGTTCGTCCGTATCGCCATGAAGCCACTTTAAATAATGTCTAGAAGCACTATTAATAAAGCTGTTCACTGGAATACCAAGTTTCCAATTATTTTCTTTATACTTTGAAAGACTATCTTCAAAATGTTTAGATACTTCAAGCACCATTGTTACCGGGCTTATATATAATCCACGACAAAAATTCATAAGAGTTTGATATAAATAGGAAGTGTCTCCGGTTCTTTTAAAATTTTCTATTAGGGCTAATTCCTTGTAGTTAGAAAACCTAACAAAGTCATCCTCAGAACATCTGGAAAATAAATCACACACAACATCTAATGGTACTAAATCTACGCGACCCTTTCCCTCTTGAATATCTCTAACAGCACCAGATTCAAACGTATGAAAAGTATTTAGGCACAGTGGTTTACATTCTTTAATACACTCTTCACCTTTACCTAAAAGGTCTCTTAGTGACTCAAGATCTTGTTCTGGTTTACTAAGTTGTTCATGTCCGGCAAGCTTACTAAATAAGAGTTTTAAGGTATTTACCATCCTATTCAAATATACAAACTCATCGGAATTAATATACTTTGTCCCAATAAAATTATGAATGAAGGTCTTTGCGTCGGAATGTAATAATTCATCATTGTCTGTGAAGAAGGCAAAATAATGATCTAGGCTGGTAACCAGAAGATCATGCCTTAAATGGGGTCTTACATGGTTCATGCTATGCTGTATAACATCTGAAACATATTTATCAATAGTCTTATAATACTCGTTGGAACCCATATTGCCATCTGATGCTCTAAGAATCTTCCCCTTAGATACCAAATCCCCAACCAAAAGCGTGTCATTATGCACTTGAATATCATCGAGTACCTCAAAATAATCATATCTTATATCCATTTTATTCCTCCTAGTCCGCTGGGCGGGGATTTATGCCCTCGCCCGCAAATGTTGCTGTCATTAATATTGTATTACCAAGAACTTCTATAAGGCGTAAACAGGCATGAACCGCGACACAATTATGTACAAAAGGACCTTCGTTCGTCTCATTAAACTGTGCTAGGTATGCACATACCACTTCAAGATCCTCAGTGACACTGGTAGTAAGTAATCCCCCTAAGTCTAAAAGAGGCCTCCAAGCATCCACTACCGCAGAGCATAAAGCCTGTACATTGTCATTATCCATTTTAACCCTCCTTATTATAATGCCTATCTTTCGCATTGTCATATATTTCGTCAGCATATACTAGCACCACAAACATCATAATGACATTATATACTGGAAAAAAGAGCATTAAAGCTATTTTCGTATACTCTGATATCCTCTTAGCCATTGATATATTTTGCTTCCATGGCTTATATCCATTTTTCTTTAAGTCTTTTCTAAAAGCCATAGTGATAAGTACCAAGGAAAGGCAGCATATTAAAACACTTAACAAATATAATTTTAGTATCATAGTAAATCCTCCTTTTATTATAATGAAAAACCAACTCTAACATTCTTCTGCTGAAACTCGAAGTGTTTACATTTAATTTCAACAGTTAATCCATCCTCTGGATCAATGTCCTCATCAAAGAGTTCTTTTATTTTAGATTCTAGACTAATCTTCTTACTACTAAATACACTACATACTAGTACATGTTGACAGTCTGAACAATTCTGTTTTCTTATGTCTGGTGTATACATTAATGATCCTCCTATTTTATAAGATCTACTTCAGTGTTTTCCGGTAACTCCATCCAGGCATCATATACAATTTCTTCTGACTCGGGTGGAATAGCCCATCCAAAGACTGTCATTTTAGTAATAACGGGGGTAAGATAGGTCTTTGTGTTTTTATTATACCTACGTACTAAAATATCCATATTCATCTCTGGCATCTCATCAATAGCAACAAACCCGGACATACTTCTCCATCCAATTTGGCTTATTTCTGAAGCCTGAGAGTAGTGATTACCTTTTAATTTATTAAACATAGTTAAAGCATTAACTCCCGCAAAAGAGTTAATAATCAAGGGCGTTCCTAACATATCCTTTGTTGCAACAATCAATATTTCTTTACCCGGAGCATCCATACTCCAACTAACTAGAAAACAACCCGTATTCTTCACTTTCGACATATATAACGTCCTCCTTTTGAATTAAGATACTTATCTAAGAAACTATATGAAACACCTGAGACATATTCAAAGGATAAATGACCCTCATCATGTGAGCCAAACCAGCATCCGTAAACTGGCTCAAATCTAGTATAATCATATCCCACACTATCAATTCTCACAACCTTGGGGTAGTTATACTCTAAATTCTCTAAGATATCTCCTTTATTCAAAACTAACCCTCCTGAGTAAATCAAAATAGAGAGAGATTGCTCTCCCTCTTCTTTGAATTTTAAAGTTCTTCATCTTCATCTTCTTCAACTGCTACTACTTCGTCTTCATCATCCGTGTCACATTCACACAGATATAAACCATCCTCATCCTCTATTATGTTGAACTCGATTTCTTTTACTCCATCGTCATCCTCATCCTCTTCTTTGCCTTTTCCTAGCATCATTCCTACTTTTAATAGTCCTGCTACTGCTACCGCAACTCCAACTCCGATTCCTACTTTCTTGTAAGTTTCTTTCTTTTCTTCATAATCAACTTTCTCTTTGATCCATTCTCTCTGTTTATTAAACATAATAATTTCCTCCTATAATATTGTTATTTTAGTTTCCGATACATTACCTTGTATCCATTATAGACCTTGTAAATTTCGCGTGCCTATCTGCGAATTCCCCCATTTGTGTACTGATACTGAATAGCATGCCCTACTCGAACTGGTATAATACGATAACCTCTGATATCAGTATTCTGTGGTTCCCTAGTGTGCAAATGCTTTCTAATGTATTTTGTTGTTTGATCCCATTCCTTCTTTTTTGCGGCACTAAAAAATGTCTCGCTATCTTCTAGGTGTGTTATCCGCCCGTCTAATTTTGTATGTTCCATGATGTATATCCCCCTAATTATTTTAGATCTGAGAAACCCTTCTCGTTAAACTTACGCTTCTCAGTCAAAGCCTTACCAATTGCGAGATCTAATCCCGAATTAGTTAATAAATGATAATAATATAAGTCTACATAAGGTGTATTCATTCTATCAATTCTTCCGGTAGCTTGGGTTACAACTTTGTAGGAGTAGTTCTGTGAAAAGAATACTAAGGTATCCGTAGACACACAGTTCCATCCTTCGGATCCTGCATTATATTGCACTAGGTAAATCCATTTAATTGTATCAGGGACTGGCTGGTGTTTATGACCGTTCCATTCTCCAACGGTATGGTCTGAAGCATGAAAGGCCTCTCTCAAGATTTCCAACTCGTAATCATAATTATAAAATACTATAAGTCTGGGGTGTTCTGCGGCCAGCTTTAAAACAGCTTCAATTCTTGAGGGATGACTGTTAACTAACTTTCTAAGGCAGTAACAAAACTCGCTGGCATTCTTTAAAGGTTTTCCTTCAAATATGTTCCATCGACTTTTTGTTATAAACTTGTATTGTTCTCGATCAAAATCAATAAATACTTTTTCATGATGCTGAATAGTATGTCGTTCAAAATCCATTGGTATTAGTACTCTACTTCGCAGCCGCTCTAACCTATCCATATTAAAATACCTATCAATAACAGGGTACTTAATATAAGGGTTAAAAACTACGTGGTTAGAATTAAACTCAGTCTTGTTTCTATAAAATCCATTAGCTACAAATACTGGTATATAGTCCGTCCAAGTATCGCCAGGAGTAGCAGAAAGAAGTACCCACTGATTATTTCTGGCAATCTCTAAGAACGACTTAACCCACATTCCGGATCCAACTACACGCTGTTCGTCAAATATAAAGAATGCATTTCTAACATTTTTATACTTTTTGATGTTATTCCAGGAATCTACCGTGATGTCTACATCATAATGACATAAGTCTTTATCTGGATGAAGCCAAAAAGCAGACAGTTCCTTATCCCAATCATGATCGTCTCTCTTTTTAGCGGTAGTTATTATAACCAACGTTATAGGCTTTCTAGTTAGCTCAGTATAGGGTAAGCCCCATTCTAAGCCATCTTTAAATTCACCACCATTTAGCAAATAATAATATGCGATAGAGGTACGAGACTTTCCAGAACCCGTACCCCCGCATAATATACATCCATTGTGCATTTCACTAAGAGCCTTTAATTGATGGTCGTACAGAAACCGCTCATCCATTAAAATCCTCCATTATTATCTAGTGTACATGCCTCTGTAAGGATCAATTTGCTCACATTCTACATACATTACTTGAATATAAGCTGATAAAGTTCCATTCTGATTAGGCCAAGGGTTAATAACCGCTCTAACATTAGTAACATATGCAAAATCAATTTCTGCTACAGACGAGGCATCCATTAGTACCGGCTGTCCATCTCCAAAGACCATATAGATCAATGGCGGCTGCTTTGATGTTTCATAATTAGCAACACATTTAACAAAGGCTTTAGGAATAAATCCCTCTTCCTCATTCTCTTTAGGTTTTGTATACCCTACTTTCATACCCATAACTTCCATATCAGCTGCTAGACTCAAATCAGGAATTAATATGGTACAGTTTCTTTGACTAGATTTGTATTTACCATTCTTTTCAGGGATACCTGCCAAATTCCGGTCAAAAATAAAATTAGTGTTGTTTAGTTCAATTGCTCTCGATTCTCTCATAGTAATACTCTCCTTTAATATTTTTTTATTTTACATAATATCTTTATAAATAAGGATTTTAAGAAGCCCGCTTCATACGACTTATCCCAAGTTAAATGACAGGGACCTTTTACAACATAGCAGGACTCTTTTGTACATACCTCATTTTTATCTGGATCACAAATATATAACTTTACGTCAGATGTAGTATCAATGTTTCTTTCTGTCACTTTAAGTCCTCCTAATCTGCACTAAACCAATCCGGAAATACAAGGTCCACAAAGACTCCTGGTCGGACCTCATATAATTCGCTAACTTTGTAGTGCAGAAAGTGATGATACACGTCAGGGGTGATATATTCGTAGGGATTAGATATTCTTCGTCCATCCTCATCTATAAACCACCCATCTTCTGGTATCCAATATAGCACTGGTATTTCAAACTCGCAATCAATTCCAGAGCCAGGTCCTGGAATAAGATGATATGCATTATTTAAGCTTTCTAAACTCATAGATCACCTCAATCTTATAAAAATGGAACCTCTTCTTCATAGACCGGATGCCCATTCAAAAAGCATGGTGATACGTATGGTCTATCCGATAAGAACCATTCTAGTCCGCCATCAATAGTTGCATTAGACATTAGATTCTTTTTGGCCTTCTCAAGCAAGTCATCAAAGTATTTGTGGTCAATAAATTCCTCCATGTTTAGAGACTGTACTGTTTCCGATTCCATCCATCTACTTCCTTTAGCCCCAGAAGCATAGTGATACTTATCATCAGCTTTTCTTAATAGACGACCCGCCCCAGAACCCAATCGAATAGGCGTGAATCTACCAGTCTTTCCTATGAAATGATAATCGTGGTTCTCAGGAATTCCATCATCCCCATATTTAGCATCCTTATCAAAAGGAACCGCAGCTAGATTCTCATCCATGTCCAGATATAAAGCTGACTGAACCGAAAACGTCTCACACATGTCATCAAACTCCAATTCTTCACCGGAGAATAATGTTTTAAATACATACGGAACAGAGAATTGTTTTCCAGTAGAAGTCCATTGTCCAGGATGTTTTTGATTATCCTTAGGAACAAATCCATCATAAAGGGCCGCACACTGTTCAGCAGTTGAATATTTTGCAACATATACAGCATCATTTACTAGACACATACGATCATAGGTAGCCTCGTGCTCAAATTCATATCCATATTCTTTACCATACTTATCTACAAAGGCCAATATCTCTGGTGTAGCGTCTGGAATCTTAATTGAGTCTGTTTTAATATGTGCAACTGTAAATCCAAGTTCTTGAACACGTCGTCTAAGATTACACATAAACAACGCTCCCCTTTTAGCTACAATATTATCCATGTTTCTATCATCCCTAAATGCATTGGAAAACCTTGCACAGGTTAAGCCATACACAGAGTTGATGACTGTTTTGAGGGCTAGAGACAAGGCATCCAATATTACCGCATCATCAGATATAAACTCTCTCAGAGCACCCCCTAGAAGCCCTTCTAAGGCCTTAAAATCGCGATGTTTGATAGCTATTCGACCATACACTACCTCCAAGAACCGTTTTGTATATGGACCTAATATCCATTCCTCAATGGCACTTGTAGGATGCATTGAAACTATATCTTTTAAAGCAACAGCACCATGCATTCCTGGTTCGGCATATACTTCACCGCCCTCTCCTATTTCTTCGCCCATGTATGTAGATTTACCCATGGCGAACTTATATCCAGGGAAGAATGGCATAATACTATATCCAGGAGGAAGTTCTTTTCCGGGAGCATAGGCCTCGTACGTTGGTTCTCCAAACTCATCAAATACTCTAAATTCGGTTCTTTCGTATTTCTTACACAATTCTTCATATTGAGAATAATGTACGGGCTTTCCTAGGTCTCTCCAGTTGAATACTGTTCCGGACTTACCATTAGGATTTCTTTCACGTCCGAAGATGATACGAGTAGAAAGAGAATTGGTTGTATCGTTTACAGACATCCCGGCAATCTTAGCCAAAGCTTTCCTAGCCAACCAGTCTCCCTGATTTGCCTCAAATACTTCTTCGGTAGCAAGTACATCCCAGTCGCAATACTCGGACACGAGAGGAATGAGATGATCAGGCACTGGTGAATCCCAATCTAAACCTAATTCTTGGTGGTGAATCTTTAATTTTATTTCCCATTTCTTAAGACTCATTTTGTTAACCGCAGCTAGGAAGTCATAAATATCAGAGTAAGACAAGTTGTATGCCTGACCAAACTTACCATTAGTTTCTCTACTTTGCTTCTTGTCTATGATTCTTTTTGATAATTGATAAACCTCATATAAAGAAGCTCCCATCATTCTAGCATAGAGAATATGGTTATCGTAATCTCGATTGTTAAAACCAATTTGTTTCATATTAAAGAATCCAGATAGTTCAGATGGTTCTGGGTTTATAAGCGTTCGTATTGGATTACCCTTACCACGTTGCTTATACTTTACTAGTAATAAGTTAGGAAAGACCTCGCAGTCAAAGAAGAATATATCTGACTCGTCCTCACTAAAACCAGCCCCCATTAGGTCATCAAAAGACATATTTGGTTCTTCTGTTTCAGACGCAAATTTCATAGTTCCTACTTTTCGCATGCAGGCAGAAGCACCATTAGAACTTTGTGAAGCAAAACTACTTATGGCAGCTCTCATATCTGATACATCATATTTAAGATCACTATTATAAGCATCCTCTAATATCTGATGAATAAAGTTAATGCTTGGAGAGGTATGCTCATGAATCTCTTTACAGAGGTTTCTAGTTATAAGAGTTCTTAAGGCCGCTTCTGATTTAATTTTTTCGTCCTTAATCATTTTTTTTACTTCCTCTTTGATTGGTAGCCCAGAGCTGATAGTAGCTACACTCAGGTCATTACAAATACTAAGCAGTCTTCTAAGCGATGACCCCCCTGTAAAAACCTTTATTTCAGTATTACTATCATAAACTCGACTTAGTTGTGTAGCATCACCAGAGTATAAATAATGTAGATGTAGTCCACCACCACTCTTACTAGCCTCCGCATAGGTAGGAGGAAATTTCTTGGCCGCTTCAATATTAACTGCAAGAGACTTGTTTCCACTGCTATCCTTACCATCAAAATCAATAACTATATGCTGAATCTGTGGCTGAACATAATGTAAAGTAGAAGTTTTTATTGTGGATAAAGTGCTTTTATTTCTATCCCAAGAAGTAGTTGGGGTACCCTCTTTGTTAGCATACTGAGCCGGACGATCCTTACACGAAGCATCAAAAAAGGAAGGCTGTGGTTTTAACATTAGCCATTCTGGATTATCAATTACTTCTTCTTGTATTTTATCATCTTCCTCGGTACCATCAAATTGGTCCAATCTAAATCCACTATAATAATTCCTAATTCGAGTGTCGTCAACAGCTCTAAAGCGTTCGTGATACTCTTCAAAATAATTCTTTAATTCCTCTTTGAAAGCTCTCCTAGATAATGGATACTGAACACTTGCATCGTCACAATACCTTTTGTATATATCATAAGCCAGCTGAAGAGTAGTGCTATTATCACGCTTAAAGGTAAAATAACTATCCAGCATAAAATTATAGAAATCATTTGAGGCACCAAGCATATTAATTGGAATATAAGAATCATATTCGTTCTTGGAACTGTTATACACGTCAACACAATGACATGCAATACCGCCAAGCTCAAATTTAAGTCTTTTGGTTAACGTGTCATATTCTTTTTGAGTTACTTTACTACCCGATGGAGCAACATCTATAAGTCTTCGTATAAGACCCGATTTAGCATCAGTAATACGAACCGGCTTATTCGTTCCTAGTATCATAAAGCATTTAAAATGTCCACCATAAGAACCTTTAAATTTTTCATTTATAGATAAGGTCTCGTGAGAAACTAAACTATTTATTCTTGTGTTATCTTCAATCTTTGATAAATCACCATCATGTTGAATAGCAACCAAAGGGTTTGTTCTGAATGACTCCAAGGCAAAGGCGTTGTTGGCTGAACCAAGAGCTTTAGAATCAAATACCGCCCAGTAACCCTCAAATAGTTGTTGCACAAGATTTAAAAATGTAGACTTACCAGTACCACCAGATCCGTATAAAACCATGAACTTCTGAATCGTTTTTGCATCACCGGTTAATATTGCCCCAATAGCCCATTCTAATTTATGCCTTTCACCATCAGAATAAAGAACTGAAAAAAGCCTCTGATAAGCGTCTATGGGACCAGGTTCTAGAGCATAGGGAAGTCTCTTACTAGCAAAATCTTTTTTATTGGTGGGAGTATTAGTAAATATAAGAGTTTCATCGAGAGGTGTAAAGTTGTCCCGCATTTGTTTTTGACAATATCGGTGCCAATCATCAATAACCCTCGACTCCGAATCCCACATGTATCGAATACTGTACCCGAAAGGAAATTCAGACTCATGTTCTTTTGCGTATAATTCAAGCTCCATATCGACATAGTGAACTGCATTCTGTTCGTCAGTTGACCACAATCCAGTCTCTTCTAACCATATAGCATAGAAGTCTCGAGCGCGTATCATGAGATCCTTACTGCTTTTTATAATAAATTTAGGGTATATTTCAGTGACCCCAGATTTAAGGCGCCTTGTCGCGACCATTAAAAAATCCATCATCTCATTTTAAGTCTCCTCTCTGCGAATCTTCTATCGCTCACTATCGATAATTCTATCCAAATACCATGACATCTGATCCCATATTTCGACTCTTCTTAAGTCAACCGGACAACCGGGGAGAGTAAATAACCCTCCTCGTCCATCGGGACTATATTCAGATCTCATAAATCTTTCTAATACTTGTTTCGGATAATCATCTGTAGTATATTTGTTGTCAGGAATAAGTAGACCTAAACTATCTACCATTCTCCAAAACCAAACCCCTACTCGATCTCCTTGATCCATATCACCCATAGTATCCTCGCCACGTATAGCCAAAGCTAGCATCATATCCAGCATAGAGCATTGGGCAGGATACCAAGGACCGTGAATACGTCCGGTTGTCTCATAATAAAACGTTTGTATTAAATGTATTCCATCATCAGCCCTATTGGCATCTAGAGGTAGGGTAGGAACATAAATAGTGTTATCAAGCAACGTTAAAATATTGACATAGGATCGAGGAGTTATTAGCAATTGATAAGCCTCAATTTTACTGTATCGCCAAAGAGTATACTCTCTAAGTAGGATGTCAATACCACTATTCATTAACTCTCCTCTTCTGGTCCATTATGGTATGCTTCGGCATATGACATATCTTCTTTAGTGATTTCATATAGTGTCCGATTAGCAGTATTTTTAACATACATCACCACTCCTGCCTGCTCTCTCAAAAGAGTTGCAAGACTCTCAAAACCTACAGAAAGCATAATGTCATCGTGCTCAACAATGTCCCCATAAGAATCTGTAAGAACTGAATCTGTATATAAGCTAAAGGATTCTTCCTCATAGCCGTGTGGAACCTCGTCGGTATCAAAATCCATAATCACAAAGCTAGACGCATCCGGTTTGATGAGATCTAATTTTTCTACCTCAATAACCCCTGCTAAATCCTCAGCTCGTTTTTTCTTAGAATACGATGTGTAATCAATATTATGCTGACTTAATCTTTTACTAAGCTCTTTTAAGGAAGGCTGTTTATATTTCTCCAATAAAGTTCCATTAACCTGTTGAAACTCTGGTAGGCCACCCTCGTCATCGACTAGTACAGGATTCTCTGGAATACCATCTCTGTCCGATTCATAATATTCGACTAATGATAGGTATTTATCGTGATCCTCCTTTTCATGTTTTTTATCTACAACAACCTTTGTTACTACTCCACCAACGATTAATCCGGAGATGAAAGATATTGCGATTTTTAAGTTATTTGTCATTTGTAAACCCTCCTAGTTTTTAATTGCTGAAAAATAATGATGGCCTTCTTTAAATAGTCCATATGTATAGGGACCACCTGTATATCGGCCAGTTCTAAAATATGCTACATAATAATTGGTTCGTTTTAAAAGTTCAGATTTAACAAGCTCTATATCTGAATCCTTTACCGTCACTTGATATCTCCTATTAGAATGCATAGGTTCATATTGAACACAACGGCCTGACTTTTGATAAATGACTTCTGTAATTGTATTAGGAAATTTATCTGAATCAACACGATTTAGTACAGTGTCAATCACAAGTCTTCTACCATATTCGCTTTCCCCCTCGGCTTCGCAAAGCATAAGGAGCGCTAGTAATTCAACTTCTTCCATATTATATTGAGGCTCTGGAGGCTTATTAGGCCTAATTGGTTTAACCGGCTCTACAAACTCTGATACTGCTTGGGTAGTACCCGTTTCCTCACCAGAGGAAGTTGAAAGGGGTATATTGTTGCTTGAAATAACTGCTATTGGTTGATCTTTGATACTGCCCGCTACAATTTTATCACAGATTGGCAGGAGGGTCTTTTTTTCAGACCCCGCCCCAACCATAAATAAAAGCATAATTGATACGGCCAGTACTCTTAATAATCTAGAATTTAATTTACTAGCCATAAGGTACCTCCGTTATTTTTTAATTCTCAGTATATACTGGAATAGAATCTTTTCCTGGGGAAGCATTATATACTTTCTTACCCGGTTCCACAACAAACTGAGCTGTTTTTACATCCCCTTCAAAATCGTTAAATATATAAGTAACATTCTTAAGGGATATAAAGCAATCTGTAGAATCGCCATTCATGAAAGAGTTATTTAGAGGAGACTTATCAAATAGACCAAAATCGATAATTGCAGTTGGCTCCGTGCCATTAGTCTCTTTTTTCCAGCCCCACATAGCTCCAGCTTTGGTTGGCTTCTTTCCAAAGTCTTTACGAATATCATTCACCGTTACATACTCATTAACGTGTAGTATCGTCTTCCACCAGCGCTCACGGCCAATAACAAAGTCCTTATTATATACGGAGTTTTTAGACCAACCATAGCACCCCTCGTTAAAGAAGAATCCAAACATCTCGTCGGTAGGCCAAGAACCACTCTCTCCTACAACAGTTACAATTTCAGTACCATCTTCTGCAAGGGTGGTTGATAGTTGTTCTTGAACATTGTTACGGATGTTATATTCCGCTTCCTCACCAAACTTATTTGCAACACGCTTTCTATACTCTCTAAAGCTACTATCTAGAATGGTATATGCTGCTGCCAGTTGAATATTTCTGTCTTTCATTATTGAATGTGATTTACAGATTACGGCAAAAGAAGCAACAGTCGTGAGTACAAATGGCCCAAACAGTTTAACATATTCTAAACCGGCTAGAGCATACACTTTTGTTAATTCTTTTTTCTCGTTGAACTCTTGATCAAGCACTTCCCCCGTAAGAGGCTCATCATCAATAATAATCTCTGCTTTTACGTGAATTCTATTAAGTTGCTTTTTTGTTTTCTTATTAACAGCCCCTACCTTAGTAGCAGCCACGCCAATACCTATTTCAGAAATAACGATTCCTAGAATGCCTCCAACGAGTAATAGTTCTGGAGCATTTTTACTGCCAAAGAATTTAACTTTAGCTAATGCCTTACTAACGGACTGTTTAAATGTTAATTGATCGTTCATTTTGTAGCCTCCTGTTTTTCTTTATTTTGTGCATCATCTACGCTGCTTCGTATCCTGTCTATTATAGAGGTAAGGATATCCGAGGTTGAATCCAACGGAATCTCAGTATTTATATCTACAAATATTTCAGGATATCTAGTTTCGAAGGTAGCTCTAATAGTTAAGCTCCTTCTAATGGAATCTCTAGACACTTCTATGTCTAATCCGGGATAAGTCTTTTCCAGTGCCAAACACTGTTCGGTGAATGTAGGACTCATGTGTGCCATGTAATACCTCCTATTTTAATGATACTGGTGGTGGGAGTTCGACTCTATACTTATTTCTAAATGGTACTATTTTAGCGCCACGTATATCTGTCCAACCCCAGTCGTAATCAGTATATTTGGCAGTGACGTTCATTAGCTTACAAACCTCATATACTGAAATAGTGCCATAGGATGCTAAAAGGTTACCCACACTTTGCAAGACCTTTTGTCCATCATGATATGAATCTACAATAAGTGTATCAATGCTCTGCCCTCCTCCAAGTCCAATCGCTCCAGGGATGCCTGGAAGACCAGCTGACGCAACGGATGATAGTATGGAAGGAGCCCCATATCGTTTAGAATAATCCACTCCTCCACCATAGCCATATCCGTACCCGCCTCCAAATGGAGAGGAATGAGTATCACCTTTAAATATTAACATATCTGCCCCACGACTTATAAATTCTGATAATAACTTTTTAGCCGCAGGTATTATGGTTTCTGTTAATAAATATGATCCGACTTTTGATACGTCATCTTTTACAGTCTTTTTAGCCCTAGTCCCTGAGACGACTGGCTTAATGTCCTTCTCCGGGATGGCTCTAGCGGGTTTCTTTTTCCCGGCATTTGAGTAATCTGTATCGCTCATTATGTTCCTCCGTTATTTCTTTTTTATAGCGCCTATTAAATCGATCTTGCTCCCAGCAACCAAATTGGCCTCTTTTTTAAATTGATACTTTAAGTTAGATGTAGCTTTTTTTTCGGAGATAGCCATTGTCTCTCCATACCATTTGTTAGATACAACCCTGCCAAATAAGGTAACCGGTCCTGTAAACACATATACATCCATATTATGTCTCCCTATCAAATCAAAATAGAGAGAGATTGCTCTCCCTCTTCTCCGAACGTTACAAAATACTACTCTTCTTCGTCTTGAAATGTTATATCCAAATCCTCTTCTTCATCATCTTCGTCTTCCTGACGATCAACTGTAATCATGTTTTTACTTTTGTTTTCCTTGTGACTTAATACCCCAACGATTACACCAGCCAAACCTAATACTATTAATCCTTTTCCTACTCCAAATCCTTTTCCTGTTTTCTTCATAATAAATTCCTCCTATAAATTGTTTTATTTTTGTTTGCTATTCGCATAAAAGCAACTGTTTATTTCGCGTGCCCCTGGACACAGTATACAATCATCTTCGCCTATAATTGCCGCTAGGTTTAATTAGGAAATCCAAAATTACAAATGGCTTTCCATCCTCGGTAACGCCGGCCTCATTTAACTCTGATAACTTGACAATTCCGTCTTCAATGTTCCATCCATTAATGCCGGCTAAATATCCACCGTCATATCCAAGCTCATAACATAGTTCAGAATATTCCATATAAACCTCGTCAAACATTCGTTCATTAATTCTATTCAAGGCCTCCCTAACTGATACTTTAGACGAGGTAAACAGATGCCCTGTAACTGTGTCATAGAATAATACATCCCCACCAGAGGTTTTTGTTATATCTGAATCAGCTGTGATTGCATCTACCTTCTGTTGAGCCATTTTCTTGGTTATTTCTTGTTCTTTTTCCTGCCCGATTTGTTCAATAGTAGCTTTTTTGTAATCGCTTAGCATCCCTTGAGAAACACCCAGAGCAGTAGCTAAAGCTGCAGTTCTCTGAGAAGTAATAGAATTACCCTGAATTATGCACCCAGTACCAGCAACAAAGGTTGATACTGGAATTATACAGTGCTTCCAAGTAACGCGTACAAGCTCTTTTTTATCCAAACGCATCTTACCAAGTCTATGCTTTTCCTGTTCAACACTCTCAATGGCGTTTTTAGTAGCAAATATGGTAGAGATCTGGGATAAACCAAGTGTCACTAAGCCTGTTATAAGCAACAATTCTGGAGAATGCTCCCCAGAGAACTTCTTGAAGGACGTTACGGCATTAATTCCAACTTTTTTAATATCCATTATTTATCCTTCTTTCTGTCCTCTAGAGCCTCTGCTATTTTAGTATTGATCAATTCTTCCTGGTTCTTTGTAGATACATAGTTGGCAACTTGTGCCGCTATTAAGGTTAGGATCCCAGATGCGAGTCTAATATTCTTTGGTGTTGCCAATCTTTTAAGTAAATTCATAATTAAAGTCCCCCTATTTGCTAGTTTTCTTGGTTAGAGTATCAGCTACGATTGTTGCTATAATTTGTTTCTTGCTTCCAGGATTAACCTCTTCAGCATTGTTCAAAACGCTAACAACATCCTTCGTCCCCTGAAAAATCCTTCCCACAAAAAAAGCTCCCGCCATAATTAACCCTGTAGCAATCACTTTCTTAAATCCGTCTTCTCTTTTCATATTAAAATCCTCCTAATCAATTTTTATTTTTAATTTAATATACTTCTTTTTTGGTAACTTATCAATATCTCCTAGACATACATCATAATGATCACACGTATCACTTGATTTAGTATCAACGGCCAATGTGCCATATGTGCATCTTTTCTTTTCCATGAGAATATCTACAATCGTCTGAACTATACATCCCATTAAGTAACATAAAAAATAAGTCATATTACCTCCTTTAAAAACCTAGAGAGGCTGTTACGCCCCTCCGTTTATTTGTTACATAAAAAATCCATGAATATCTTTACCGCTTAATATTCGTCCCATTAGATCATCCATGGCTGCTATATCTCTGATAACATCAGGCATCTCATCTGCTTTTCTCTGTTTTTCATACTTGACTGTTTTAGTGTTTTCCAATTCCTTGACTTCACTATCAATAGCCAATAAATACTCATCCAGATTAGCAAATAACTCGTTACCTTTTCTTAACATTGTTACTCCATCCACGTTTACCCATTGCAACTTATTACTCATAATAAATTCCTCCTATAAATTTGTTTTATTGTTCCATTATAGAAACTGTAGATCTCGCGGAGTAAAACACTACTCTTTTACTTGGACAATATATTTTGGGGAGTGTTTATTAGTATAGTTTTTTGTAGATAGATCCTCACAATCAGTGGTGAAGAAAAATCCGGTAGTTATAGAATCATTTATGAGCTTTTTAGCCTTATTTTTGGGAATATACAGGCCAGTCTCCGTATCAAATATTTTTATTATCACGGGTATTAATCCTCGTCATATACGAAATGTATAGCACTCATATTGGCGTCCATAGGTATGTTCAATAATGCGGATACGTCTTCTCCAAATTCACCCATGCTTTGCAGCGTAGCTCCATTAGATATAAATTCATTTGGGGCGTCGTCAGGGGTCTCCCTATAGGCTCCACTAAGTATTAAACCGTTATGTCCTAAATACTTAGTATCTGCTTCTGAACACTTATTACCTAGCTTTGTATCAATCTTTTTTCCTACAGATCTACTATTAGAATATGCCACGCCAGAAACAGCACCAATGATCAACACACCAAGACCGAGCTGAATGATTGATTCTGAATGGTTGTTCCAGAATCTTTTTGCCTTTTGTTTTAATGATAATTTTTCTTCTTTAATCATTTTAAAGTACCTCCTTTTTCTTTTATTGATTTACCAGTTTTAAGTTTACCGCATTTAGTACATTTCCAGGTGTGCACAGTCATAAGATGGCTCGAAGAGTTACAAATATCTAGGCGGGTCTGATAGATACGGTACCTATGCTTGCACGGTTTCAATCTGCAAAATATCTTCTTGATTAGTTTCATGATTCTCCTCCTTTTTACTTAACAATTTAAATTCATCAATAATAAGCAATAGCGCCCCAAAGAAACTATCTATTATTTTTATTGAGTCTGATATGGAATTGGTTAGTTCTAAATCTGTTCCGGCATAATGCTTGTACACCTCGTCATCAATTCTTACCGTCATTGATTGCATTAATTGGGGTAGACTTACTGGTCCCGAAGAAATATTAAATTTTGAAAATATATTAGCTACAATCTCAGCCTCGACATTGGCTACCCAAGGCCTAATAATTCTCTTATCTCCATGAGAATCTCGATACAGGTTAGATTTTTGAATAAGATAATGCTTACCATCTTTCCCAACGGCCTCTACTCTAAGACCAACGGCACTGACTTTTTCAGTATCAGGCTTCTTATCAATTGCTAGCAATAATCTCATACTATCAATATCTGGTTTAAGAAGTAGCACGTTCTTAAATTTTTCTATATCGGAGTTTAATAGAAATACCTCATAAGCATCATTATTGGTTCCTTCAAGCACACCCCAGTCGCATATTGCCAATCGAAGATCCCTCATAATGTTAGATAACGAGCCTGGATATTCTATATTGTTATTATAAATTAGGTGTACAATCCTTTTATCCACCACGACAGTAGACATTAAATCCACAGAATATACATTTAGAAATAGATCTAGTAGCTCCCCAGCAGGTTCTCCTGACACCCACCTAATAAAGGATACATTCTTTGAACGATTATCCTCAGATACAAAACTAAACCCGAAACATATTGTAGTTTGATCTTCATTATTAGCCCAGTCTACACCAACTATCATATCTGTTGATCCCTCCACTATGTTTCCCAAATTTCGAGCATAGTTAATTGCATGATTATCTTTGTTTACACCCCAGCACATACCAACCTTGTCTCCTTTTTTAGAGACCTTCTTTTTAGGATCCCCAGCTAGGCACACCTCCTTAGCAGTCATAGCGTACACCTCATTAATACTTTTCATAATAAATCCTCCTTTTCCAGGCACGATAAATCTTTCTACCTAACATTCCGGCACATAAAATCGCCACAC